CTGATAAGGATGGTCAGACTTTAAAGGTCTTTTGCTTTGGTGATGACTTTAAATTTATACAGGACAACACAGCAGATGAGTAAGATCATAGAAGATGTGATAGAAAAGATAGTCCTTACTGATAGAATAAGAACTTTAGAGGCTAGGCTCAGTGTTCTACAGCGGTCATCAGTCAGGGATCAGGGTGCATTGTGGGGTCATCTATTTAAAGAAGATCCTTTAGATAGTTTCCCTGTTGTAAAAAGAAACTAATGCTGTTACACTTTAGGTTGGTTTAAATAAAGGATGATGATTGAATGGAAGATCTTATCGAAGACTCTTGGGCTTATGCTTTTGCCATGAGCTTAGGCACAAGCCAGCCTAGCGAAAAGATCAAGGAAAGATTCATAGTCTTTGCAAAAGAGAGACTACCCTTGACTGCTACACAAGATGATATAATAAATATTATCCCTAACTTTATAAATTATCTAGGAGAGTGGTAATGATTTAGATACTTAAAAATGCTTGACAACTATAAATACAAGAACTATTATACAATTTCAAAACAACAATGGAGTTATATTTTATGGCTATTCTAGAAGGCGTTGCATACTGGGCAAGTATTAAATCACCTAACACTACATACGAACCAGTATATAGTATCAATGTTGTACTCGATAAGGAGACAGCAAATAGCTTCCGCAGTAAAGGATACACAGTTAAAGATAAAGAAGAAGGCCCGACCATCGTTATTAAACGAAAGGTTAATGGCCCTAATGGAATGGTTCGTAAAGCACCCCTGCTTTTAGATCGTTCTAAGAATGAACTAAACTGTCAAGTAGGTAATGGCTCAACAGTAAAGGTTCAGTACAAGGAATGGGAAGTAACACGACAAGGAGAAGTTTACAAGGGCCTTGATCTCCAAGCTGTACAAGTTATCAATCTTGTTAGCTTTGCTAGGGGTGATGGTGAAGAGTTCGATGTTGAGATGAACGATGAGGAGCTAGATGAACTATGAGTAAGTATACTTACAAGAACGATGATGGTATGTACGATGTAGAAATGTTGAGTGATAATGCTAAGATTACATTCAACTATTTGGTTGAGATCCAACAAGAGATTGACTCTTTAACTAAACGAATTAATGTTTTGTTAGGAGCTAAACAATCATTCACAACAACGATGGATGATAACCTTGATGAGGAGGCTCTACTAAAAGAAGAAGTTTAAATTTCCGGGGGTGTAAAAACCCCCTTTTTATTTGGAGAATTAGAATGGCTTTTGTCGCACATAAGAAACCTTGCCATGCTTGTGGTGGTAGTGATCCAGTATCCATAAATGAAGATGGATCTGCTTGGTGTTTTAGTTGTCGGACATATTTTAGAAAGTATGAAGGAGATATAACTATCGAAAAAGTAGGAGACTTTCAAAGCTACAGAAACAATTCAATGAACGATGTAGAAGGAGAATTCTTAGCCTTACAGGACAGAGGCATTGCACTTAATACAGCTAGAAAATATGGGGTCAAGTCTCTTACTAACAGAGAAGGCGAGATCATCAAACACTTTTATCCTTATTATAATCTTAATGAGATAGCAGGTTATAAAGTTAGGGAGCAAGGAAAGTTATTCTCTTGGAAAGGAGACTCTAAAAGTCCTTCGCTATTCGGTCAACAGCTATTTCAAAACGGCAAATACATTACTCTTACTGAAGGTGAGTGTGATGCGATGGCTGCATATGAACTGCTAGGTTCTAAGTGGCCTGTAGTCTCTATAAAGAATGGTGCTTCTGGTGCTGTTAAAGATATTAAAAGAAACATAGAGTACTTAGAAAAGTTTGAGGCTGTTGTGATTGCCTTTGATAATGATAAGCCAGGACGTGAGGCAGCTATTGAGGTTGCTAAGTTGCTAAGTCCAGGTAAGGCAAAGATATTAAACTTTGGCGAAGGCTTTAAAGATGCTAATGATATGTTGCGTCAAAAAAAGCATGAAGCTTTTACCGCAGCTTGGTGGAGTGCAAGTACTTATACACCTGCTGGTGTCATAAATGTTACTAATAATATTAGTGAGCTGCTAGTTCGTAAGAAGAAAGAATCTATTCCTTATCCTTGGGAAGGTCTGAATGAAAAGCTATTAGGCTTAAGACAAGGAGAGCTTGTAGTTCTTGCAGGCGGTACAGGTTTAGGTAAGTCTAGTATTACTAGAGAGCTTGAGCACTGGCTACTAACCCAGACAACAGACTGTGTAGGTATCATTGCACTTGAAGAAACTTGGGAGCGTACAGCAGATGGTATTCTATCCATTGAAACTGATAGGAGATTACATATTGATGACATTCGTGAAGAGTTTGGAAGTTTTAATTATGAGATGGCTGCTAACAAAATATTCGGTGGTGATAATGCTGAGCGAGTTTGGATTCATTCTCATTTTGGCGGCGGTGATGTTGATGATGTAATGTCTAAGCTACGCTATATGATCAAAGGTTGTGGATGTAAATGGATCATTCTTGATCACCTACATATGTTGATAAGTGGCAGTGGTGATACTGAGAGAACAGCTATTGAAGCTGCGATGAATGGCTTGATTAAGCTTGTATCTGAAACGGGTGTAGGTCTTATTCTTGTCAGTCATCTCAAACGTCCTGAAGGTAATAAGGGTCATGAAGAAGGAGCACTAGTTAGCCTCTCCCAATTGCGAGGCTCACATGCTATTAGTCAAGGTGCTGATTGTGTTATAGCTCTTGAAAGAAATCAGCAGTCAGATGATCCTATAGAATCTAGCACAACTAATGTGAGAGTATTAAAATCTAGATACACAGGGGATGTAGGTATGGCAACAAGCTTGCTTTATAATAAAGAAACTGGTAGGCTAAGTGAACTCCGAGAAACTGAGGTGGAATTTTGAAATCATTAGTGTTTGATATAGAAACAGATTCTTTAAAAGCAACTAAGATCTGGTGCATGTCTACCTTTGATACTGTGTCTAAAGAGCAAGTATCTTTCGGGCCTGATAAGATTAGAGAAGGAGTCGAGTATTTAATGACGGCTGACAAGTTAATTGGTCACAACATAATTGGCTTTGATATCCCTACTATCACACACCTTACTGGTATTGATCTATCTGAGAAGATACTCGTTGATACTCTAGTATTATCAAGACTTTTTAATCCAGTAAGAGAAGGTAATCATGGTTTAGAAAGATGGGGCTATGCTTTAGGCTCACCTAAAATTGAGTTTGAAGACTACGCTACCTATAGTAAAGATATGCTGAAGTACTGTGAGCAAGATGTTTACTTAAACTACCTTGTTTACAATGCCTTGAAGCATGAGAGCAAAGGATTCTCTAGGCATTCTATTGATCTTGAGCACGATGTATATAAAATTATAAATAAACAGAGAGAGCATGGCTTCCTTTTCGATGAACAAAGAGCAAGTATTCTTTTATCTTCTTTACTACAAAGATCTGATGAGCTACTAGCTGAAGTACATAAGGTCTTTAAGTCTAAGAAAGATATAAGAACTATCTATCCTCGCTATAACCCAGCCGGTCTAATGCTTAAGATGGGTGTAGATAATTTCGGAGCTAATATAAGACTAACACCTGCTGAGTACTTGCAACTCTCTGAAGAAAAGAAACCTTGTATTGAGAGAGTATATATAAAAGAGTTCAATCCTGGCTCACGTTTACAGATAGGTGATTACTTACAGAAGTTTGGCTGGAAGCCTAAAGAATTTACACCTACAGGTCAGCCCAAGATAGATGAAAAGATTCTTGCAAGGGTTAAAGGTATCCCGCAAGCATCTCTTATCTCAGAGTTCTTAACACTTCAGAAAAGAATCGCACAGATAAACTCATGGTTCAAAGAACTCAATGCTGATACAGGCAGAGTTCATGGCTTTGTCAATCCTAATGGTACTATCACAGGGCGTATGACCCACCGTAATCCCAACATGGCACAAGTACCCAGCGCAGGATCTTTGTTTGGCCCTGAGTGTAGAGCTTGTTGGACTGTACCACATGGTTATAAGTTAGTAGGTATTGATGCTTCTGGCTTAGAACTTAGGATGCTTGCACACTATATGAAAGACGAGGAGTATACTAATGAAATCATTAATGGCGACATACACACCACTAATCAAAAACTTGCAGGACTTGAATCAAGAAATCAGGCTAAGACTTTCATCTATGCACTCTTATACGGAGCAGGAGATGAAAAACTTGGAAGCGTGGTTGGAGGAGATAAACGTGCTGGTCGAAACCTTAGAAAATCATTTTTTGATAATCTCCCAGCATTCGCAGTTCTTAAAGCTAAGATTATTAGAGCATCAAAAAGCAAAAGCCTTAAGTCATTAGATGGCCGTAAGCTCTTTATACGTAGTGAACACTCAGCACTCAATACTTTATTACAGGGAGCAGGTGCTATACTTATGAAGCAAGCGATGGTTATACTAGCAGAAGATTTAAAAGCTAAGCCACACATATCCTATAGTTTTGTAGCTAATGTACATGATGAGTGGTAGATTGAAGTACTAGAAAAGTATGCAGATGAAGTAGGACAAATGGGTGTACAAGCAATAATCAAAGCAGGCTTACACTTAAACTTAGACTGTGCCTTAGATGGTGAATATAAGATAGGAGATAACTGGAGTGAAACGCACTAACGTGAAAGAGATTAATCCTAAGACAGGTAAGCCTTACTACTATAAAGATAACCCGGCTGCGGTTAAGCTACGGGATTCTAAAAGGATGTACTTGAATGGCAAGGAAGTTTCTAAGAGTCATACCTTACATAAAGCTGGACGCTACAAATCATTTCAAGAAGCTGCCTTTGAGTCTCTTCCTAAATATGCTGCTACTACCGAAGGCTATGTCTACATCTTATCTAATCCAGCTTGGGACAGTTGGTATAAGGTAGGTATGGCTGCTGATATTAGTGACAGAGTTAGTAGCTATCAAACATCTAGTCCACTCAGAGATTACAATCTAGAACATTATATTTTTACAAGTAATAGAAGAGAGACAGAAACTAAAATACACCGTGATATTAAAAAGATTGCAGATGGGGCTAATGCAGAGTGGTTTAAATCTGATCTCTCTGTTATAGTTGATATACTTAATACCTATGAGGAACACCATGAGCAACTCGAATTTAACTTTGGATAATTTAGTATCTGATATCTATGCCAAGATAGATGTATTGAATGATGGCGAGCATATTGCTATAGATGATAAGGCTCTAGAAGACTTTGGAGTTTCTATGTTAAACTCTTTAAAGCAGTGGGCTAGGCCCGATAAAAGAAATAACTCTTTTCATCTTCGGATGTCTAATATAGGCAAGCCTTTTCGTCAGCTCTGGTTTGAAAAGCAGAAAGAAGAAGAGAGCAGGAGGCTTAATCCTTCTTTATATATTAGGTTTCTTTATGGTCATCTACTCGAAGAACTTCTTATCTTGCTTGTTAAGACAGCAGGCTATGAGGTTAGTGATGAGCAGAAAGAAATAGAAGTTGATGGTATCAAAGGTCATATGGACTGTAAGATTAATGGGCGTGTTGTAGATATTAAGTCAGCATCAGGCTTTGCTTTTGGCAAATTCAAAAAGGGTTTGTTGAGCGAGGATGATCCTTTCGGTTATTTATCACAGCTCGCAGGCTATGAGGAAGCTGAGAAAACAGATGATGGAGGCTTTCTTGTTATTAATAAAGAGACAGGTGAGCTTTGTTTGCACCGTCCTGAAGATCTTGATAAGCCTAATATACGTCAGCGTATTAAAGATCTTAAGAAAGCTTTAACTCTTGAGACACCGCCTGATTTTTGTTATCCTCCTGTTGCAGAAGGTAAGAAAGGTAACTATAGGATTGATAAGAACTGTGCCTATTGTGCATTTAAGAAAGAATGCTTTAAAGAATCTAATGATAATCAAGGCTTAAAAGCATTCAAGTATGCTAAAGGTCTTACATATTTTACAACTGTTAAAGTTGAACCGCTTGTGGAGGAAGTATATGAATTCTAAAAGATCTATTGCTTTAAAAAATAAAGCGCGTGATATGCTTATTGATTGGGTACGCTCTTTAGTCTCTGAGGAAGAGGCGGCTAAGATAACAAAAGATAATTACACTACTTTTTTACCTTCTCTTTCTTATTTCAAAGCTAAAGAAGCTAGGAGGCTTTCTTTCTTCACGCTACGCTGGGCTAAGCAACGTCTAAAGAAGCTATACAAAGCAGGCGTAGATATCCAGGATCTTAATGTAAAGGATTTACAATGAAAATAAGATCAGGTGTTAGAAAGAAAAGAGTTAAACGACCTGTAGAAAAGAAGATCATTAAAGGTTATGACTCTAACTGGGAGTATGAATTACATACAGGGATTTTAAAACGCTGGGAGCATCATGTTAATCCTGTAGAGTATACGGTAGAGCATACATACCACCCAGACTTTGTTAAAGAAATAAATAATAAAA